TTCATAATATGACTACATTTGGATCTTTAATTTTAAAATACTGGTCTTTTGCGATGCAGGTAAATCATAAAGACACTATGATTATAAATAATAAAAACATAAAAACTTGTATCACTGGATGTTATGCAAAAGAAATGACCTCCGATATAACTTCATATAACGTATGTGCCCTAATAAGTTTCGGTATTTGTTTATACAAACTATGGGAATCTCAAGGATCAACGTCTAGCTATTTTCTCCCAGCTAGACAAAATCTTGTTATCGATTCCATGATTTTAAACTGGCGTAATGAACATATAATACATGCATACAATCCTGATATATCAACATTATCATGTGATTATATGTTATCCCGTAATGAAAAGGGAGATAAATTATTAATACGGACACAACCCAGAAATAATTCGGACGAAGGCAATTGTAAATCGGTTTTACTTGAAGGGTTTAATTCAATTTCATATATTTCCCAAGATAGTGAATGGGATGAAAAAAAAATAATATATGGAGCACGTGGTCAAACATATACATTAAATCATAGATCTTCTATAAATCTTACTTTAAAAAATGATAGTAATAATGATTCGTGTGTTATAACATATTATTATAAAAATCATATGAATGGTGTTTTAATAAGAGCTTTAAGTAATGTATGTAATATAATAAATATTGATAGTGTTTCTAAAATTCATTCTGAAATTACAGGAATTAAGAGTAATATACTAATGATATCAAATGGTATAGAGGATCATAGATCTTTTAATGTTGCCTATGTGTTTACGAAAAAAACCAATGAAGTTATTAAAATTAGAAATTTTGTAATTTCAACTGGATCATTTGAAGAATTAAACCAAAACAGTAATTATAAACTTTTATATGTTGAAAATGCTACTCCTAAAAAGACATATAATATGAATGATTCAGCAAAGAAACTAATTAAAGACTTATTTAAAAATTTTGAGACACAAATAATGGAAAATCTAAATCCAATGTATTCATATAATCACTCAACCAGATTGATTCCTTACTTTGAATCCAATGAACCAAAAATTATTAAATTAGTAATGTTTTGTGTAGAATTATTATGTTTAAATATAAAACTTCAGAAGAATGACACTGTATATATTTTGAGGTATGATAAAGAAAATAATAATATGTGTACATTGAGATTTGACGAAAATAATATGAATATGAATATTAAAAATATTCAACCAAATGGTGAAGAGATTACACTGAATCTTACTGAAAGTAATATTCAGTTTAACGTTGTTTTTATGGAAGGTTCTCAATCATGGGTTTTTATTTTAACAATTAAAAATTCGGATGGACTTATACATACATTAAGTCAAGAATTGAGCACTGATATTCCAGATGATAATACAAATAATGCACTAAGTATATCATCATTAAACCATAATACAACCTCTAATTCAAATGTCAGCGGAAATGCTTCAAATAATAAGATGGATATATATAAAACATTATTATTTATGACACACATAATAAATTTAAAAAATAAGATAAATCCCCCATTAAATTCTAGCTGGGTGTAAATAATAACATTTGTTTCTGGTAAAAAGATTTAAAATAATTTTTATATTATATATATATAAATCAATGACAATTAAGCTAATTGATACGTATTTTGAGGATCAACAGAAATATCAAAAACAGTTTGGAGAAAAAACTGTTGTATATATTCAAGTTGGTGATTTTTATGAAATTTATGGTGCTGAGCTTACAAATGGAGAGCAATTAGGTGTTTTAGATAAAATATCTAAACTGTGTAATTTTACGGTATCGCAGAAAAATGTGGGAGTTTCAGGAGCTTCTAAAGTTTTTATGGGTGGTTTTCCACTTTACATGATAGATAAATATGTTAATATTTTAGTAGATGATCATGGATGGACAGTTGTTGTAATTAAACAAGATGAACAACGCAGTGGCACTACTAGATCATTAGAAGGTATTTATAGTCCAGGAACCAATATTCGAACATCAGATGATAGTAATACTTTAGTTATGGTTTATATTGAAAGTGTTAATAACCGTAAAGGAACTGGATTTAAAACAGTTTATATAGGTTTATCATCAATGGATTGTTTATCTGGACAAACTACTGTTTATGAAACGTATGCATATGATCAACAAAAAGCCATAATTTTTGATGAAATTCATAAGTTTATTTCAGCAAAAAACCCACGTGAAATATTAGTTGAAACTGTTAATTTAGAATATATTACTGATCAAGATCTCGCAAAAGCATTAGATATTTATGATAGACATCACTCTATTAATAAGTTATCACATGGTAAAACAGAAAAACAAAGGGAATTTCAAGAGAAATTCTTTGAAAAGATATATCAACAAACTAGATTCATTTCAATTCTGGAACATTTACAACTTCAATACAAGGAATATGGAACACTAAGTCTTTTATTACTTTTACGATATATTCTAGATCATTCTAATGTAGTTCTAAATAAAATACATAAACCTGATGTATGGGAAATGAACCAACAACTCATTTTAGCAAATAATTCCCTACAACAACTCAATGTCGTTGAAAATCGTTATAATTTACGTGAACCATCTCTATTATCAATTATTAACAAAACTAGCACCGCAATAGGTAGCCGTATATTCAGAGATCGTCTATTAAACCCCATTAAAGATACATTATTAATACAAAAACGATATGATACTATACAAGAAATAATGGCAATTGATGCAGATGGTATTCCAGATAAAACGGTGTATCAAAATTTGGAAAGAATTTTAAATAAGATTCGTGATTTAGAAAGATTACATCGTCAAATAGCAATGAAAACGATTAAACCAATTGAATTAAGTGGTATGTCATATTCGTATTCAGCTGTTATAGAATTACATAAGGTTATTACATCAATAACTAAAAATAATAGTAGTTTAAAGGAACAATTAGAGGGGATAATACCTGATGAAAAGATATGGACAACGTTTCTAAATGCAAAAGCAGAACTAGATAAAACATATGATTATGATAAAACTAACTTTAATACTCTAGAAAAAATAGATGTGAATTTTTTTCGTCCTGGATGTAATGATACTCTTGACGCACACCAATACGAGATAGATCATAGTATATTAGTTTTTCAAACTTTTGCAGAATGGATGAATAAAGTCATTAGTGAATTAGATACAAATATGACTATGAAAACTGTTGTTCGTTATGATCATAGTGAAACATTCGGTCATCACATTTATTTAACTAAAAATCGTTTTATAGCTTTCCAGGATAAATTAAAAACAAAAGCATTAGCTTACCCAAATAATAAATTGGTTTTAGAAGTTCCAAAGAAAACTGTTAAAGATGGCACTACCAAAATTAAATATGAAATAGATATTCGTTCAATAACTTCAATTACTAAATCTAGAAGTGCAAATAGTAATGATATAGTAGTAATGTTAGAAGATCCCGGTAATTTTGATAAAAAAACATATGATACAAAAGGGAAAAAACAAACTATTACAACAGCTAGTTATTCCATATTTGATCGTTTAAATCAGAAATTAAAAGCCGATCAAGCTGATCTGAAGACTACTGTAATATCAGTGTATAAGGAGATTATGTATGAATATGGAGTAAAATATTTGGATTGTTTATCTAAAATTACTAAATTCATAGGGGAAGTTGATGTATTAAAAGCGGGTGCTAGAATGGCAATTGAATTCTCTTATGTTAAACCTACAATAAAGAATGATCCTCAGAAAGGTAGTTTTTTGTCTTTTAGCGGTATTAGACATCCTATAATTGAAAATATTAATACTAGAATACCGTATATTACGAATGATTTGGAACTAGGAAATGAGACGGATGGTATATTATTATTTGGGGTTAATGCAAGTGGTAAATCATCTTTAATGAAAGCGGTTGGTATTAATTTAATATTGGCACAAGCGGGGTTTTTCGTGGCGGCAAAATCATTTGAGTATTACCCTTTTGATTATCTTTTTACAAGAATCTGGAACAATGACAATATTTTTAAAGGACAATCCACCTTTGAAGTGGAAATTAGTGAACTGAAATCAATCATACAAAAGGCAAGTAATAAAAGTCTCGTTTTAGGTGATGAATTATGTTCTGGCACCGAAACTATCTCAGCTAGTGCTATTGTTACGGCAGGAATTAAAAGATTAGCCAATGTTAATGCTAAATTTATTTTTGCAACACATTTGCATTTCCTAGCTAGCAATAGTCATTTAGCCAATTTGAAAAATGTAAAAAATCTTCATTTAAGTGTATCATATGATCACTCTACAAAAAAACTTATATATGACAGAAAATTAAAACCTGGTTCGGGACCCTCTACATATGGTTTAGAAGTATGCAAAGCAATGGGATTAGATGATGATTTCTTAAAAGAAGCTTTTGAAATAAGAAATGAAATCAGTCATGATCAGTCTGGTTCCCTTTTAAACCAAAAAACCTCAAAATATAACAGTGATGTAAGAATTGATAAATGTTTAATATGTAATGCAAAGGGGGAAGATGTCCATCATATTCAATTTCAATGCACCGCTAATAAAATAGGTATGATAGGATCTATCCACAAAAATAGAGAATCTAATTTAGTAGTTTTATGCAAAGAGTGTCATCAAAAAGTACATTCTAATCAATTGATAATTAGAGGATATTTAGATACATCTGAAGGAATTGAACTAGATTATAGCTATCCAACTAAAGAAGAAGTTGAAGAAAAAAATAAATCAAACAAAAAATATAATGATGATCATATAGCTTACATAATGAGTCTTAATAAAAGTGGAGTACCCCTGAAAAATATTAAAATATCACTTGAACAAAATAAAAATCTAGTCTTATCTGTTGCTTCAATACGAAAAATAGTTAATACACATAGAGATTATTAAGTGAAGAACTAGAAAGTTAATAATTTATTTTATATTATCTTTTTTCTTATATATATTGAATGTTTAAATATTTAGTTTTAGAAAATATTTTAACTGATAAAGAGTGTCATCAAATTATTGAACTATATGATGATTTTATTGTTGAACCTATAGAAATATTAGATTGTCAACATACAGGACATAATTTTAGGAATATTAGATTAAGTGAACTAATATTTGAAAGAATTAAAAAATATATACCAGATAATGTTTGTGAAGTTAGTCATAGTTGGTATATTAGCAAATTTTTACCAAATCATGGATCCACTTCAAAAGATTTTGATGGTAATGTTCTATATGAAGATAAAATAAGTCAATATACCTTATTAATATATCTAAATGATAATTTTGATGATGGATGCACCGTTATATGTGATCCATTATTCAAAGAAAAAATTAAAATAAAACCCAAAACAGGATCAATCCTTTTACTAAATCAAGATATACTTTATTACACTGAAAAACCTCAATGTAATATTAAATATATCATAAAATCAGATTTAATGACTACAACAAACTCAAAGTGTTATTAAATATTTACATTTTTATAAGGATATTCAGGTATAATATTAAGAGAATGCATTTTTGTTATAACTTCATTTAGTTTATTTTCGAGAGATGTATATTTACTAGATGTTGAACCAAATTGTACTCTTTTTTTTGTTATTGTATCTCGTTTATCATATGAAAAACTAGACCCACTTGCTCCTTTTGCAATTTTATATGAAACATATTTAGGAATATCTTTTTTAGTTAGTTTTGTATTTTCTGGAAAAGCAACATTAAGGTTAATATTTATTTCAAATTTATTCAAATCAAATTTAGTAAAATCTTCTGTGAGGTTTTCCTTATGCGCCAGGTCATTTAGGATTTTTATCTGATCAGCCCAGAATTCTGTGAAATTCTGATAAGTTTTACTTTCAAATATAGTTTCTTTGAAAAAATTTGGATGTGTATCCACATTAAGTTTAATAGCCTTTGCTCGTATTTTTACAGCCTGAATTAATTTTTGAATAAGTGTATATTTACTTGATTTACTACTTTGCCATCTAAAATTAAGATCATTAATTTCAATACCAAAATATTCTCCATGATTTCCTTTTCTCTGTGTAAAACTAATAAATTTAGGTATATCCTTTTTAGAAATTAAACTGTTAACTGGAAAAGTATCCTTTGTTAAGACTTTTCCTTTATTTTTTCCTTGTTGTTCAGGCGTAGCCCATCTGAGATTAGATAAACGATTATCAAGTTTATCTCTATTAATATGATCAATAGTTTTTGGAATAGTATCAGTTTTATCTAATGGTTCCATTAGATGTTGATGTAATGTTATATGTTTGTTAGGTATACTTGTAGTAATATATCCAGTGGTTAAACAATACCATGGAGGAAACGCATAGTTCATACATAACTGTATTTTTGGTAGTGATTTTTTAGAAAATTTAAAATATTTGCCTTTGTGATCACTCATTACATAATATTCTGGTTCAATGGTATCATTTTTATCTCTAACTAGCCAATATCTATTTCTTTCAATGTTTTTATAACGCCATTTAGTAGGAATATAACCTTTGAATTCTTCTAATATTTCATATCCATCCAGAGGTTTTATTGATCCAGATACAGATTGAGATTTTACAATGGGTGTAGGTTTTATTTTTATGGGTCTTGGTTTAGCAAGTAGTAAATTACTTTTTGTTAGGTTGCATTTATTTTTATCAATGTATTTAACATTATGTGGATTTGTAAAATTATTAAGTATAATTCTATCTAGGTAAATTATTTTCTTATTTTTTACAGAATATAATCGTTGTGTTTTTGTATTTTTTTTAATTACTAATTCATCTGGTTTTTTTACTCCAAAATAACATTCTAACAATGTTAATGATGGACTATCTAGTAAAATACTTAAATTAGGCAATGCAATCGTATGCGGGTTCATTAATTGAGGTTGATGAATTAATATGTAATTAACTTTCTAATATTATTTCTTGATTGAAAAATATTTTTAAAATAAAATTTTTTTAAAAATAAAAAATATCACTCTAGCATACTTCCGTAGCTAATTTCCTAATTTGAGTGAGCAAGACCGCACATGCCCGACATAATTCGTAGGACATTATAATTTGGTGCGAACACCATAAGTTTGCTATCAACTACGGATACACCATTAAAGTCTAGGGCGAGAACGACATTATCAAGACGGCTCATATTGCATGAACCACTTGGTTGGTGTTCTTCGGGTTTAATAGCAAAAGAGTAGTTATAGATATGTTTGGTGGGTGCTCTAGTGTGATGGTGGAATGGTTGAACTTGACGGAAATAGAGGGCATCTCTAGCACGCATTCTGTCATGACCATTAAAAAGAAGTTTGGCTTCATTAATGGTATCACCACCAGTAGAACTGGAGAAATTAAACCAATTATTACCAGTTGATGTATTAGCTGTTCTTAGGGAATCTCTATTAATAACCCAAAATAATTCTTTACATGGATGGTTAAAATCTAAACGACAGTTAAGGCTAGAACTTCCGGTTTTAATACCTTCAACCCCATTAAATTGGATTTGTTCAATCAAATATTCATGAGAAACTTGAGCAAAACGACGACGTTCATCAGTATCTAGATAAATATAATCTATCCATACACTAGCACTAGTCATACGTGCGGTTGCTCCAGAAGTATCTTGTGGGGTATTAATAGATACATCACTACGAGTTAATTCTCTTATAGGACGGAACTCGAAATGAAACTTAACTTCATGATACTGTAAAGCAATTAAAGGTAGAGCTAAACCAGGATTACGACAAAACCAAAATTGAAGAGGAACATATATAGTTTTTGCAGTAAGGGCATTAGTTTCAAGTGAAACATCACTGTCATACTTACCAATCAAATTTCTATATACTCTCATACTAGCATCATCATAATTAAGTTCCCCAAAGATTTCTAGCCATTCACCATAATGTTTATCAATCATTTGTCCACCAATTTCAACTTCAACACTCTTGATTAAAGCATTACCAATGGAATTTACCCAACCATGCCATGTGGAACTGTTTTGACTTTGATTTAAAGCTGGTAAAACCACTCTTAACATAGCTTTTGTGATTAAATCACCATTACGAGCTACTGTTAAAGATACCTTTTTACCAAAATCTACATCACCCTCAAAAGTTTGTTCAATAGATTCTATTGAAAAGTTAGTATGACGACGATAAACCACCTTGAAAAACGTTATTTGAGCATTACCCGTTAGATAAATGTCTTGTGCGCCATAAGCGACTAGTTGCATTAAACCACCACTCATTTTAAATTTGATTTAATTTATATAATAAACAAGAAGAAAATTTTTAAAAACGCAATACATCAATTCATTTAATTCATTTGCAGATTTATATTTACACTACAATCCCATCAAACACACTAAATTACCTCTAGATTACCTCTAGATTATCATTCACATCATCACATAAATAAATTAAATTATGTGTCTCAAATACATTCTCAACACCAGATAAACTAAAATTATCTTTACATCTTTTCATAATATCCTTAATATTATTTTTAATATTGTCCATAACATTATCCACAAAGACAATGTTAATATTAAAGTTGTAATACTGCAACGCAATCAAAGGTAAATCTAAATTATAATTACGATTAAACCAAAATTTATTATGAGTTAGATCAAAAGTCATCAATACTTAAGTTCTCTTCCAAATCATCACTTAAATAAATTGTAGAATCATTAAAATAAATGTTTTCTATAAATGCCATGTCAAATTTATTTTTACTCATTGCATATTCATACATAACACCATATCCTATTATTTTTTTTACCTTAAACCCATATTTATTATTTTCAACAATAAGATTATATTCCCTCAAATGCATGTTATTACTATCAGTTAAATACATATCTTGTGCACCATAGGACACTAGTTGTATTAAAGCCATCTTTATAATTACTACATATAAACTGTTCGGATCTTAAATTCTTTACTAAATCATCTATTATTTATAAGTATTGTGTAAAATATCATTTAGATCATCTTCTAAATAAATCCCATCAGACTTAAAGATTGTAATAATATTTTCTAAATTAAATGGTGTTGTCTTGAGAGCCATCCTTAAAGATGTGCTTAAAGAAGTGTTTAAAGAAGCGTTTATATTTTGATTTAATTGAGACCATATATCTATCCATTCAGGATAAACTCTGTCTATTAAACCATATCCACCATAATATATATCTACGTGCTTAATAACTGATTGTAATGACATGTTAATAGTAATGGTTTAATAAAAAAGTTGTTTAATTATTTTAATTTAGTAATATAATTAAGTTATGTTGATTTAGAAATCATCGTCATCTTCACCATCATCATCATCGTCATAACTAGAAGGGGGTTTGTTAGCATATCTGTAATGAAATAAGTTGGGCTTTTTCGAAAGATCAACTGAGTAAAACCTTGGATTAATTCTGACAAATCCAGAAATAACCTTAGCATTACAGTTAAAATATGTAGCTTCGTTGCATACACGACCAGCGGTATATTTAATCTCATTAGATTCATGTGATTCAAAAAGTTCTTGTATGTATTCTTGGAAAGCTTCAATATCAATAACATTTTTTAGTAGATTAAATTCCGTTGGTGTGTAATCTGATAATTCAGAGAAAGATTTACAAATATGATCAAAATCACATTCGGTAGGATTAGTAGGAAACCCTTCTAGGTGATCCGGATCATAATTAACTCGTTGGACAAATTTATCACCATAGTTTTTTGGTGGATTAATAGTTGTAAGCATATGAACAGCATAACTTTTCATTTGTGTAAAATGATCATTACCTGAAGCCAGATAAATAGAACTCAAGTTAGTTCCACAAAGCTTTTGAAAAACGAATTCACGATTTTCAGCAATTTGTTTTTCAGTTAATCCATTCCGGTTATACAAAAGACTGTGAAAATTTTTCAAAAAGCGTATGTCTTCAGGTTTCATATCAGATAGACCAGGTGATTTCAATATTTGTTTCCCGGTATTATAATCATAATCATGTTTCCAAGTTGCTTTTTGAGGTAATAGATCAAGAGTTAGTAGTTGATTATTTCCAATTCCAAACCAAAGCACAACATCATCTGTATCACCAGAAACCTTCAGATAAACTATTGGAATAATATCAGAATGAACACGACGATCAAAGAGTTTCAAATATTGATAATAATCAGCAAGACAACATTCAAAATGATCCCCTTCACCATGTAGAAAAGTTAGAAATTCATCAGTCTTGTCTGAAACTGGGTAGTTAATTTTACGAAGATTATTAATTATTTTTTCAACTTTAACGGTCTTATTCTCAGTGCATTGATTACATACATTTATGACATTTTCATAAAGAATCTTAAAACCATCCAAATTCTCTAAATCTTCATCATATTCGTAAATCATTTCCAATGGATTTTTTCCCATTGCTGTCTTAAAAATGGAAGCATATACTGAATTTTTCAAAGGAACTGTATCAAACCATTCTTGCTTAAACAAATATGAACCGTTATTTCGAAAATTAACCTTTAGAAAATGTGTTTTGCTTTGTGCACAATTTGAATTTGGAATTAATATCAAGTTAGCAACCATAATAATTTTGCGACCTTCAATAACAGAACACCCTTCATGAAAAAGATCCTTATCAAACATCATAACTGATCCAGGAAAATGACCAGTTTCTTCAATTTTAACATAGTCAATTCCCAATGTCAGTTGATCTAGAGGCTTACCAACCTTAAGATGATTAAGATAAATAATGGTTTCACCACCCTTGACACACGGATGACAACAGAGAAGCATGGTATAACTCTTGAAAAAGTTTCCAGTTAAATTTTGATGATCGGTGTGTGCTTTGAAGAATTGACCTGGGAGATATTGAACTAGTTCTAGATCATCATGACGCATAATAACTTCGTAGTTAGATACTTGGGATTGAATTTTGTCAATAACACTTTTTTGCAAAAGATCGAAAAGAACTGGACAATTTTCAAATTTAATACGAGAAGAATCCCTAATAGATACATCATAAAACTTTTGACCTTGGACAGCATCAAGTAGTTCAGATGGATTACTATTAATTAAACCAGATTCATTAATTGGAAAGTGTTTTAGAAATGTTTCTAAGTCTTTCTTAGAAATTATTTCAGGAAAAACATGATAACCATTGTCAAGATTGAAAGACATATTTACATTTTATTTTATTTTTTACGATGAATCAATTTTTAAGATTTATGTATTAAACTAAAAAAAATAAAATGTTAAGTTTTAATGTTGTGTTTTATTATGTGTGAAAGGTGATTAATAAAGTTATTAAATAAATTTAGGCTAGTTAAAACAACTATATTTTTTTCTTTTTAATAATATAAATAACTTTTTCTAGAAATGTCTGAAATAGCTAATGATGTTAAGTTTAGCACGGTCGAGATTGTATCCAATCTAGGTCTTAATTTTTCTTCTAATGATACACGTATAAAACACACTGGAACTGGTGAATTAACAATGTCGTCTACCACTGGGGATCTTACTTTTTCAGCAGGTGGATCATCATCTAACACCATGACAATTAATGCAGTATCTGGAGGTATAGATATTAATGCTGGGGGAAGAATTGCAATTGATACTACAGATACTGATGGAGGTATTCACATTGGTACTAGTACTGCAGGAGTTCCCGTTATAATAGGTACTTCAACTACAAGTGCTACAGTAGCAGGTGATTTGGTGGTTTCTGGTAATTTAACAGTTAATGGTGATAGTGTAACTAACAATGTTATCACATACACCTCTGAGGATTCCATGTTTTACTTGAATTCCGGGCAAACTGGAACAAGCACAAAAGATATTGGTCTAATTGGTGAACGTGGTAGTGCTAATAATGTTGGTTGGATTTGGGATGAATCAGCTGATGAATGGGTTGCTGTTCATACGGATACCACAGAAGGTAATGATGGTTTGGTTAATATTTTGAATTATAATCAAATTCGTTGTGGTGGGTTAGCTGTTGTGTCTGATACGTCTAAGGACTCAACTAATTTTAACGTTGATATTGATGGTGCTATTACTATATACACAAGTTCATCTGGTGCAGATTCTTATTTAATACACACTGGTTCTCCAGGAAATGATTTGAGTATTCAATGTGTTAATGGCTCTCTTAACTTAACTTCTGGGGAAAGTGCACATGATGCTATTAAAATTAATGCGAATAGTGGTGGTATTCGTCTGCTTACATTTGGACATAATGTTAATATTGCACCTCAAGAAGCAAGTGAATCAGCAACTAGTGATGGTCATGCATTACATGTTTCTTCATATATTAGCACAGACTCTAGCACTTCTTCTGGTGCTACAACCGCTGTTTTTAATGCAGTTAATATTCAAGCACCTGAAGTTGAGGCAGTTAATGATAGTATCACAACAACAACCGCAAACACTTTATATATCAGTGGGGCACCTACACCGGGAACAAATCAAACTTTTACAAATAGATATGCATTAAATGCAGATGGTGCTTCTAGAGTTGGTGGTTCATTACTTGTCACTGGAGCAGTTAACATACTTTCTTCATTGAGTCTAGGTGGTAATCTTGACATGGGTGAATATAACATTGTTAATACAGGTAATATTGCTCTCGATTCCATCAGTGCCGATGCTAATGATATTGCTATTAATCTTACAGACAATCGTTCTAATGCCTTAGAAGTCAAAGAAGCTAGTAATAGTTATATGGTTTTTAATACTATCGATGGTTCTGAAGCTATTCAACTAAACAAGAATATTACATTGAGAACCGGTGAAGCCATAACATTAACTCATACTGCGGACGCTAATGCTGAAGATTTAACAATAGCACAAGCTGGTGCTTTTGATGCTAGTCTATTGCTAACTTCTACGGGAACTGGAGCGGATGCTATTGGTTTAACTGCTAACTCTGGTGGTATTGACATTAATGCTGGAAGTGGTGGCATTGCTGTAGATACAACTGGTGCTTTAAGTTTAGATGCTGGTTCATCTTCAAATTTTAATACTACTGCGGGTGATATTACGATTGATGCTCAGACGGGTAGTGTTATCATTGATGGTGGGGAAGCCGTTGCGGATGCTATTAGAATTCATGCTTCGGCAGTAGCGGGTGGTATTGATATTGATGCTGGAAATAATGGTATTTATATTGATACAACTGGAACTTTTAGTATTACTTCAACATCAACTGCTAGTGAATCAGTCATAACTCATTCAGGTGCTCCAGGTCAAGATCTTAGTGTTTCTTGCACATCAGGGTCTCTTAGATTGGTAGGCGGTGAAGAAGCCATAGATGCTGTTGTAATTCAGGCTTCACATGCTGGTGGTGGTATAAAGATTGATTCTGGAACTGGGGGTATTGATATTGATACTACTGGATATTTATATATCAATACTGGTTCTGGCGGTATTGATATCATTAGCAATGGTATTATAAGTTTAAATGCCAACACATCATCTGGAACCACCAACTTAACACATACTGGATCCGCCGGAAGTGATCTTACCGTAGCTTGTACTGCAGGATCTCTTAACTTAACTGGTGGGGAAAGTGCTACAGATGCCGTTAGAATTCATGCAACTAATGGTGCAGGTGGTATTGATATTGATTCTGGAACTGGTGGTTTTGATGTTTTAACAAGTGGTGCTTTAAGTTTAGATTCTAGTGCAACTGGTGCTTCTAGTAATTTAACTCATGTTGGTTCAGCCGGTAATGATTTAACAGTATCTTGCACATCTGGTTCTCTTAACTTAACCGCTGGTGAAGCCATCAATAACGCAGTTAGAATTCAAGCTTCACATACAAATGGTGGTATTGATATTGATGCAGGAACGGGTGGTATTGCAATTGATACTACAGGAACTTTAAGTTTAGATTCCAGTGCAACAGGATCGCCAAGTAATTTAACACATGTGGGTTCAGCTGGTCAAGATTTAACAGTATCTTGTACTTCTGGTTCTCTTAACTTAACTGCAGGTGAAGCTACAAGTGATGCAGTTGCCATTACAGCTAGTGCAGGTGGTATCCGTTTAACCACAACAGGATCTAACATTGGTATTACACCAGCAAACGCAAATGAATCTGCTACATCAAATGGTCATGTATTACATGTTTCTACCAATACTAGCACGGATTCATCTACAGCTGGTAGTGGAACAGCTACAGTATTTAATGCAATTAATGTTCAAGCACCAACAGTAGCGGCAACAAATGCTAGTGTCACCACAACAACTGCAAACACTTTATATATCAGTGGTGCACCCGTTGCAGGAACTAATCAAACTTTAACAAATAGATATGCATTAAATGCTGATGGCAATTCTAGAGTTGGTGGTGATTTAACTGTTTCCGGTGCTATTGCATCTGGATCAATATCAGCAACAGGTGATTTAGATATGAACAATAATGACATTACAAATGTTGATAACATAGCACTTAACACCATTAGTGCTGACAGTAATGATATAGCTATTAACCTAACTGATAACCGTTCTAATGCCCTAGAAGCTAAACAAGGTATTAACAGTTATATGGTTTTTAATACTACTAATGGTTCTGAAGCTATCCAACTGAATCAAAATATTACATTAAGAACTGGTGATGCCATAACATTAACTCATACTGCCGACGCTAATGCTGAAGATTTAACAATCGCTCAAGCAGGTGCTTTTAATGCTAGTTTATTATTGACTTCAACTGGTACTGGTGCTGATGCTATTGGTATAACGGCTAGTGCAGGTGGTATAATGATTGATGCTACTGGTGGTTTAAGTTTAGATTCTAGCTCAACTACCGCATCAAGCAATTTAACTCATGTGGGTGCACTAGGACAAGATTTAACAGTATCTTGTACCGCTGGTTCTCTTAACTTAATAGGTGGTGAAGCTGTAGCTGATGCTGTTAAAATTCAAGCTTCCGCAGGTGCGGGTGGTATTGATATCGATGCAGGTTCTAGTGGTATAGCAATTGATACAACTGGATCCTTAAGTCTAGATTCTAGTGCAACTGGTGCTTCTAGTAATTTAACCCATGTTGGTTCAGCAGGTAATGATTTAACTGTTTCTTGCACATCTGGTTCTCTTAACTTAACAGCTGGTGAAGCCATCAATAACGCAGTTAGAATTCAAGCATCACATGCAAATGGTGGTATTGATATTGATGCTGGAACTGGTGGTTTTGATGTTTTAACAAGTGGTGCTTTAAGTTTAGATTCTAGTTCTACTACCGCATCAAGCAATTTAACTCATGTAGGTGCCCTTGGACAAGATTTAACAGTATCTTGCACAGCTGGTTCTCTTAACTTAATAGGTGGTGAAGCAGTAGCTGACGCTGTGAGAATTCAAGCTTCCGCTGGTGCAGGTGGTATTGATATTGATGCTGGAACTGGTGGTATAGCAATTGATTCAACTGGTGGTATAACTGTTGATGCTACAGGTGCTTTAAGTCTAGATTCTAGTTCTACTACACTCTCTAGTAATTTAACTCATGTAGGTGCTCCAACTAAAGATCTTACAGTTTCATGCACTTCTGGTTCTCTTAACTTAACCGCTGGTGAAGCAGTTTCCAATGCTGTATTAATTCAGGCTTCTAACGGTGGTATTACAATTGATTCTGGTGTAAGTGGTATTACAATTGATACAAGTGGGGCTATTAGCATTGATGCAGATAGTGCTTCTCATTTTAATACTTCATCTGGTAATATCACAATCGATGCTGAAGCCGGACGTGTTATCATTGACGGTGGTGAAGCCGCCTCTAATGCTGTTAGAATTCATGCTTCTGCAGGTGCTGGTGGTATTGATATTGATGCTGGTTCAGGTGGTATAGCAATTGATACAACAGGTGCTATTAGTATTGATGTTGGAGCGGCTTCAAATTTTAATACCTCCGCTGGTGATATTACAATTGACGCACAAGCAGGTAGTGTTATCATTGACGGTGGTGAAAGTGCTACTGATGCCATTAGAATCCATGCTTCCGCAGTTGCTGGTGGTATTGATATTGATGCAGGAACTGGAGGTTTTAATCTATTAACTAGTGGAACTTTAACATTAAATTCTAGTTCTTCAACCGCACCAAGTAATTTAACTCATGCAGGTGCATCTGGTCAAGATTTAACAGTATCTTGTACATCTGGTTCTCTTAACTTAACCGCCGGTGAAGCAGTTTCCAATGCTGTATTAATTCAAGCTTCTAACGGTGGTATTACAATTGATTCTGGTGTAAGTGGTATTACAATTGATACAAGTGGGGCTATTAGCATTGATGCAGTTAGTGCTTCTCATTTTAATACTTCATCTGGTAATATCACAATCGATGCTGAAGCCGGACGTGTTATCATTGACGGTGGTGAAAGTGCTACCAATGCAATTAGAATTCATGCTTCCGCAGTTGCCGGTGGTATTGATATTGATGCTGGAACTGGAGGTATCAATGTATTAACTACTGGAACTTTAACATTAAATTCTAGTTCTACTACCGCACCAAGCAATTTGACACATGCTGGTGCATCGGGACAAGATTTAACAGTATCATGCACTTCTGGATCACTCAATTTAACTGGTGGTGAAGCGGATGCAAATGCTGTAGCTATTACGGCAAGTGCAGGTGGTGTTAATATAAATGGTGGTGGTGCTATTTCAAATGCCGTTAGAATTAATGCATCAAACGGGGCAGGTGGTATTGATATTGATGCAGGTTCTGGTGGTATTGATATTGATACTACTGGAAATATGACTATTACAGTAGGAACACATATGACAATAACTGGTGATGTTAGAACTTTATCAAATAATGGAACTACAGGAACTGGTGTGACAGCTGTTGAACATGGAACATCTAGATTACATTTAACAGTTTTAACATTAACAAATGTTGATTTAGGTAATGTATCCATTGGCGCTGACTCTACAGGTGCCCTAATTTATACTCTTCCAGCAGGTGCAATTGTTGTTAAGAATTCTTATATGTCTATTGGACTAACTAATACAGATACATTAATTAATGCTGATACACCTTTTGTAGGTCTTGGAACAGTCATTGCAAGCACTGGAGTTTCAGATTTAACAACCCCATCAACATACCAAAATATTTTAACTGGTCAGACCGCTGCTAATGTTACAGGAACAGCCACCGTTAAAACAACTATTCCACAATTAATAATAGAATCAGGGGATGCACATACGGTGCATTTGAACGTTGCAGACACATGGACTGGGGCAGATACATCAGTTAAAGCCAACGGAACTATTGTTCTTGAATGGACTTTAATGAATTAAATAATCAATTGAATTCTTCCAACTAACTTATTTTGAATAATTATTATTAACAATTATTCACTTAACTTTTCTGATTTAAAAAAAAAATAAAAATATTTAATATTTACTGTTTATTTACAACATTTAATATTAAATTGCTATCTTGTTTTGATTCCTCTGGTTGAATCGTATGAACTGTTTGTGATGTCTTTTGACCTACTTGACCTATAGACGAAACATGAGTTGCTGGAACATTCGTTTTAGTTGATACTACAGGTGAAACTTGCGGTTGATCTTCTTTTTGCACTTGAGGTATTATAGCATTTCCATTTGTTTTAGTAGATACTATAGGTTGTGCTTGTGGTTGATCATTCTTTTGAACTTGAGGCATTTGAACTTGAGGCATTTGAACTTGAGGCATCATTGCATTTCCACTATTTATAAAAAATTCCAAAGCTTTCCAAATGGTTCCAGCTTCTTTTAAAGTGTATGCATTACGATGATATGCTAATACAACTGCATTTATTAATAATTGTAAATGACTAATTTGAACTGTTTGGGGAACTTGAGATTCTTTAGGTTCACTTTGATTCATTCTAATATAATCAACATTACTTTCTTTTTTCTTAAGTTTTTTAGAGTTTATTAAAATAATAGTAAAATAATACAAAGGTGTAAGTTCGTTTTTTTATTTTCTACCTTTATTATAATAATAATAATAGAACACTAAATATGAGTGGAGGTATATTACAATTAGCATTATATGGAAAACAAGATGTCTTCATCAGCGGGAACCCTCAGATTACATTTTTTAAAATAATTTATCGTCGTCATACTAATTTTTCGATAGAACAAACAGAACAAACATTTTCAACTGATGCTGATTTTGGCAAAATAGCTAGTGCAACTATCGGTAGAAATGGTGATCTTATCCATAAAATGTATCTTATGTTGACTTTACCTGCTTTACACCAAACCCAAAATGGAGCTACCTGGCAAGGTTATGTCAATTCACTTGGACACGCCATCATTAAAAGAGTTGATCTTATTATTGGTGGACAGCCCATTGAACGTCATTATGGTGAATGGTTAGAAATGTGGTCTGAATTATCTTTAGATGACACACAAAAAGTTAACTTCAATAATATGATCGGTAAATATGAATCTGATACATCATTAGAAACTAATGCTCTTACAGAAAGAACTTATTACATCCCTCTTCAATTCTGGTTTTGTCGTAATCAAGGGTTAGCTCTACCACTAATTGCTCTTACACAACATGAAATAGAAGTTAAATTTGAATTTAGACCTTTGACTGAAATGGTTAAGTCTAATGTTGCCATTACTAGCCCTCTAGATTCTAATTCAAATACTGTTTCGTTTGTTGATGCCAGTTTGTTGATTGATTATATTTTCTTAGATAATGATGAAAGACGCTTTTTTGCTCAACAACCTCATGAATATCTAATTGAACAAATTCAATATCAAGGGCAAAAAGAAATTGATGCCAACACTGGTAATCAAAAAATTAAATTCTCCTTTAATAATCCTGTTAAAGAATTAGTATGGGGAATAACTACAGATGCCAACTTAACAACTAATACTTTAACTGGTAATAATCATTTGAGATTTTCCTCAACATCCGGTTCAGACACATTCTCATCCCTCAAAATACAATTTAATGGAACTGATAGATTTGCTCCCAGAAAATCCAACTACTTTAGAACCGTTCAACCATATCAACATCACTCTGCTAATCCCCGCAAACATGTCTATTGCTATAGTTTTGCTATTCAACCAGAAGAACATCAACCCAGTGGATCCGTTAATATGAGTCGTCTCAATAATAGCGATTTCTTCTTCACTTTCACTCAATCTGATGTTGTTGACTCCAAATTTAAATTATTTGCGATTAGTTATAATGTTGCTAGAATTGTCTCTGGTATGTTCGGTCTTGCATATTAAGTCATAATAAACTTTTTAGAAAAAAGTTTGAACAAAAAGTTTAACTGGTAAAGAAAAACGTTTCAACAAAAAGTTTAACTGGTAAAGAAAAACGTTTTAGAAAAAATATAGAAAGGATTTTAAAAACCATTTTTCTAGATGTATTAAAAATTTTATGATAACTAGAACAACTAGAAATTTTTACTTTTTAACACCAGAAA